TAGAGTTCGGCGAGCTGGCCGGCTTGGCACAGGTTGGCGTTGTCAACCGGGACCGAGACGTTGCTGCCGGAGTTGACTATCGCGGTAGTCGTCGCTTCGCTGATGGTGTTGCGCAGATCGAAGGCGTGCAGCCCAGAAAAAGAAAAAGAAACGTCCACGAGGTTGATGCCGTTGGCTCCGGAGTCCAAGACCAAGCCCTCAGAGGTCAAGCCATAGGAGCCGCCGAAGCCATCGATTGAGTGCATATGGATGTCAATGGCGTGGTCGATCCAAAAGGCCTTGCCAGCATAGTTCTGTAGATAGATGTTGTTAAAAATGTCGAAATTCTGCTCGTTGCCGCGCGTGCCGGTGATGCGGAACAAGGTTGAGGTTGCCGAACCGCCAGTCGTGTACAAGTTGGTAAAGCTGTGGTACTGCGAGAACGTGGGGCCTTGCACCACGACGAGGCCCAGGGCTGAACTGCCCAGAGTGAAGCTCATGTCTCGTAGCATGGTGAAGCTGGTCGATGGCTGATTGAATAAATAGCTGGAACCGGTGTAATTGATGACCGTGTCCCAGCCGGAGCCTTCGATAGTCACGCCGGTGGCATAGTTTACGGTGGTGGCTGCGTTATAGGTGCCTGCCTGGGTGGTAATGCGGCAGTTAGTGTATCCCGCACAGCTGCCAATGGCGGTGTTAACAGCCGCTCCCCAATCGCCGGAATAGTACGTATTAGCGCTGACTTCCCACGGCGCTATAGAGACCTCTATTATCTGCCAATTAAGCGGGTGCGTATCAGGCTCTAAGTCCAAACTACTTGTTATAGCTGCATAGCTAACACTACCATAATCAACTAGGTCAGCCACATTATAGGTTGTACTACTATTCCACACACCACGTGGGTTAAGCGGCGGTCCCGGTGGCCCTGCAGCAAGCATAACCAATGGAGTTTGCGGATACTGATAGAGTGCAAAGTTACAAGTACCACCGCCGCACCAAGGATTACTAGCAGGACCATCATGCACCGGCTGCACACACTTGTAGTAGCCCAGTTGTTGGTTGGTAGCTAGGTCCTTCCACGCAAACCGCTCGCACAAGTTCTGCGGAAACGTTAAATTACTATCAGCCACCATGCACCCACCAGCTATAGCACCGCTAGTAATTACGCAGCTCACACCACGCGAGTTTACCTGCCCACCACCGCCAACCTGCGCATTGATTGGTTGGTCAGCGGCATTAGTGGGTACAATTGTGAGCATACCATGTGCCAACTGATTTCCATTGACATCCTGAATACCACCACCTGCAACAGCCACATACTGTGCATGGGACAGCGTGGTAAGCAGCACGAACAATGACAACAACGATAGTTTATGCACTTCTCAACCCTCCGCCAGCCTGTGCTTTGCACACTTATGGTTTCCTCGTGTTGTGGCTATACACACGTTTGCTACCTGCCTTGCCGCAGGCAAATGTGCGACCGCCTATGCTAATCCTGCCTACCCAGCGTTTACCTATGCGTATTGCCTGCATAGCTGTGGATAACTCTGTAGGTGTACTAGGTCCACTGTCCGTCCATGCTTGCTTACCAGCCATGCCAAACGCGTACACAGTTTCACCGGTAGGCAGCTCAAACGGTGTAGATTCACTGCCTTCCCACACTGCGCCGTTACTAAACACAAGCCGCACACAAGGTTCTAGCGAAACCCCGGTGGCTTCAACTTGCGCCGCGTACACTTCTCCTGTGACAGTATTAACGCAGTCAAGCCAAGTACCAGCAACTACGGCTCCGATGCAGGTATGCTCATCCAACATCATGCCCATTGCAGGACAGCCACCACCACCTATCCCACCGCCGCCGCCACCTTGTCCACCGCTACCGCTAGCATCGACTGTAAATACATACCCTAAACAAATATGCCCGTTATATACGGCTTGTGTCATGGCCGCGTAGCTAGTGAGCAGGTAAGCGTAGGCTGTACCGTAGAATCCAGGGTCCCACATAACATAGTATCCTGTAGCTAGCGCCTGACCAGGAAAAGTAAAAGGCCCTATGTTCGTTACAGTGCCGTCACTTTTATTTATTTCAATAGGGTCACTGATACCTGATGGGCCATAAGCGCGTACTGTAGCTGCCGTAAACGGCGGGCCACCGGTACCTATGGAGTCCACAGTAGCATCGTTGCCAACAAATTGCCCGAAGTTGTTGTACGAACCGTTAAACACGAAGGTGTACGCAGTTACGTTGGCAATGTCTTGCTCTTGCGTACCTAGTTCATTAAATGACGTAAACTTAAATGACATTGTACTCCCAACAAGCGTAGGGTCTACGGGCAGTACAAATATGGCTTGGTCAAGTCGCAGAAAATTGCTGGACGCAGGGAACGACTCTATAGGACTACCAAATACTCCACGACGCAACAGTGTTCCCAGTTGATATTGTTGAGGTCCTAGCAGCGTGGCGGTCTGATATGAAATTAGCTCTACTGCACCACTCGGTGTGCGGAAGAGGCACAACGTACGGTAGTTGTTACAATCGCTGGCTGTACCGCTCAGCAGTACGCCACCTATGTCTTGCAGTTGCACATCAACCGAATGGGTGGTATCAGGGTCACTGCTAGCGGGCAGCACCGTAGTAGTGTAGCCCATGCGCGCAGCACCGTATATGCGGCCAACCTGCTTATAGGTTACTCCGTCTACGGCCATCCAAACAGTAGCACCTGCCCACGTAGTCAATTGCCCACAGATACCAATCCACACTTCGTACTCACCGGGGTTAAGTGCTAGCCTATCATTGGCTTCAAAGATAATGGGCGGCAAAACATTTCCGGGGTCAGCATTGCCATTGGGCTGATAGCCGCTGCCCGACTGTACGGGCTGACCAGTAGGGCTGGAGCTACCGAATATAAACTGGTAAGCCTCGAACTCATAAGTGCCATCTTCTTTTTCTGTGACTGAAGAAATTCGCACTGGGGTGTTAACCAAACCAAGCACAGAGTCATTCAGAGCGATTACGTCCATAGGTTCAATTCTGCAGTACTGCAAACCCAGCGTAAACTTGAACGTCTGGTTCAAATATACGTTCTGCTTAGCATATGTATCGGCCACTAGCTGTGCAACTGCAGCGCTGGTAATAGGGTGCATTGTTCTAACATCGTCCCGCTTTTCACCGAACACATTTATGTTAGCTTCGTTCTTAACTTCCACGGTGGAAACATTGTAGTCGTTAGAACGGTCTATGTACTCTACGGCCACCACATTCATAGCGTCTGCAGGGTCTTTTACGGCCACCTGTACCGGTGCTGTGGTGCCTGTCCGTATATAGTCGTTGTCGCACACGAAGTACTTAGGGTAGGTATCCGGTACGAACACGTAGCCGTTGCCCGCAACCGTCTTCTCACCGGCTGGAACAAACTTTAGCTTACCCTCGCTCCAAAATGCGGCCGTATTAACTATGTCCAGTATAGTTTGTAGTTGGTTGGCGTGTGTGTCCTGCGAATCAAATACTGGAGATAGCAAAATGCCGTTGGCGTAGCAGTAATTCTGCATGGCCGACATATCGCCTATGTACGAAGGGTTAAAGCTAGCTCCATAATATACGCTGGTAAGCATATCATAAATTATGAAGCTAGGGTCAGCGTCCAACAACCCACCACCAGTAACACCTATACCCAAAACCTCCCAATTTAGATTAGGTAGTTCCCCGGAGCTGCCTAGATCAAAGTCTGAATTAGCAAGGTAAGCAATACCGGTATAACCTAGCGCCTGCGTAGGGTGCGCACTGGTCAGGTAGCTCCAAGGAGTTTGCGGCCGGGCACCATTAAAGTCAGTCATAAATACTTCGCTGGGCGGTAGTGCAGCAGTTACAGCGGTCACGTACTTATACTGCACTGAAATTTGTTTGCCCGCATCAGCACCTGAAAAGTAGTATACCCAAGGGCTACTAGGTGACATGGAGTATTGGCCAGCTAAAATAGGATCACCGTAAGCCACAGGCTGCATGGGTGTGGTCATAAAACCAGAAAGGGTAACTGGGCCATCAGAGCCATAGTCGTCAGCCACCACGTAGTAACTATCAACACGACCACAACCAATGTTGCCATAGTACAGCGGTGCATTGTATACCGGGCTGTAGCTACCCCCACCACCGGGTACAGTATAGGTCTCGTTAGCATCCACGAGTTCTGCCACACCTGAAGTATCCCACACGTTAGCAAAGTAAGCGATTGGCCCTTCACAGGCACCCATGGCCACAGCTGCAGTATAGGTGTATGAAGTAGTTTTAGTGGTGCCCCCTCCGAATCCTTTGCCACCTGATGCCTGCTGTGAAGTGTGCGCAATGGTGGTAAAGTCGCCATACCACATTATAAATGAGGCTACCCGGCTAGTTCCGTATACCACAGGTATAGCTTGTCCGTAGTTGCTGGCGGTTACACGTAAAGTAACCAGCGCTGACGGTGTTTGTGCTGCCACAGAGTTGCTAGAACTGCTACCGAATAAGCCCATTACTGCTCCTTAAGTTTGAACAACTTTCTTTCTAGCCAGCGCAGTTCCCTACTTAGATCGCAGTACACAACCCCGCGTCCTTTAGTAGCGTGGATAACCATGGGGTATTCTACGACAATAGCGCCGTGTGAATACGGATGTTCTATAACATTTCCACCGCTCTTAAAAGCCGGTGCGGTGCGGAACATCATAAAATCAGCCGGTAGAGGCACGTCCTGTATTTCTTCAGCATACTGCAGCACAAACTCTAGGTACAACTCCCTAGTATGGTGTAAATGCCATTGCGCCGCGTACTGGGGGGCTGCTGCGCTATCCAGCATATTGCAGGCTTGGTACACAGCCAATGGGAACATGGCACAGTCCGCACCGCAGCCCTTTACAGCCTGCCTATCTTGGTAGGGTGTACCCAACCAAGTTTTAGCTTCAGTCACTACTGCTGCACGCTGTTCGTCATTCATAGCTTAGTATGCCGTTTCTGGTGCTGGTACATAAGGCAGCCCGCTAAAGTTAATCAAGTTGTTGAACTTAGCGCTGCAGGTGGCCTGCGTCTTATCACAGCCGGGGTAGGCAGTAAACGTGTCCCCGCCATTAGGCGCGAACAACATAGGCACGGCCATGTATATAAATTCATTTACGTAATTGTCCACATAGTAAGTGAGCCCGACATTGGGGCCAGAAGTAAACACTACCTGCCCTTGGTTGAAATACCCGTCCGGGTTACTTAGCGTAGAAGCAATCTTGTTCTGCGTAGACCCGGCTACCACGGTAGCACTGACTGCGAAGCTAGACTGGTGAAGTGTACAACCGGGGCTAAACAAAGTCCAACGGCAGCCCGGCTGGATTATATTGCGTGGAAACTGTTGGTCAAACAATATGGTCAGAGCTTTGCACACCACCACGGCATGTACGCGGTCAACACTGGTTACATTGCCCAGCACACCTGTAAACACATTGATAGTGCCGTAGGCTGTGCCGCCATTGCCGGGATCCTGCATAAACAGCTTGTCAACAACTATACTAGCCTGTTGCCACACGCCTACACGTATGCTCTGCAGTAAAGGAATAGTGCCTATCAACACAGGTGGTAGTTCAGACGGGGCGTCACCTATGGTCATATCCAGGGTAGCCACTTCAAACCCTAGCTTAGTAGAAGCCTTGCCGCGCTTAAAATAGGGCGGCCCCGGTAAATAGACATTACCGTTGTAAGTTATGGGACCATCGTAGCTGGTAGCTCTAATCACCATACCGCTGGGCAGCGTTACGGTAATTAAATCGGCTACGTTGGCCTCTGTCAGTGTGGGTAAAGCTGCAATCAATGCTGGTGGAGCGTATTTCATAGGCGCACCGTCATAAGCTCAACTTTGTTGCACTTCCAGATAAGGTACATGAACTCGCTGAACTGCAAGCTATCTTTGGTAAACCTGCAGCGGTATGCCCATGTAAAGTCAGCGCTTATAGCCGCGCCAAGGGCAGGGGGAGTAGAGAAAACTATAATGCCAGTTGTGCCCAGTGTGAAGGCCGTAGTGGGCACA